CAGCGCAGAGAGGCTGAAATACAAGCGCGGCAAATACAAGAGCAGAACGCGCAACTGCAAAAGCGGCTAGAGCGTCTGGAGCAGGGATCGCAGCAAAACGCTGAACAGGAATTTAATTCCCGATACCAGCAGACCAAGCAGGCGCTGCACAAGGCCGTGGAGGAGGGCGACACTGACGCCCAAGTTAACTTCCAAGAGCAGATAGCCGACATGAGAGCGGCAATGCGCGTGGCACAGGCGCAGCAGCATGGTCGGCAACAACAGCGGCAGCAACAGCAGCAACGCCAACAGCAGCAGCCACAGCGGCAGCAGGGCAATCCACCGCCTGAGAAGGCAATGGGATGGTGGCAGCAAAATAACTGGTTTAATGCCACAGGTTTTGAACGAGAAACAGCCGCTGCACGGGCCATAGATGTGCAATTAGATTTGGAAGGGTTCGACAAGAATAGCGACGAATATTACGCGCAACTTAACGGACGTTTACAAAAAGTATTTCCTGAGTTAAAGTCAGGGCCAAGTCCGAAGCAAAGACCAAAAGGTAGGTCTCCAGTCGCCCCCACTACGGGCGGGTCTTCAGCTTACAAGGGCAATCGTGTGCGTATGACGCAAGAGCAGCTTAGAATGGCTAGGGAACTTGGTATAAACGATGAACGTGGTCTCAAGAAATATGAAGCCGAAATTCGCCGTCAACAGAGGGAACAATAGTCATGCCTGAGAAAAGAAATGTTCGTGCAGAACAATCACGATCTTCCACCCGCGACGAGCAATCTCGCACAGAAGCGGCGTGGAAACCACCAGCACTGTTGGACGCACCAGAAGCCCGTCCCGGCTATGTCCAACGCTGGGTCGCAACCTCGATTCAAGGGAAAGACACCCCCGACAACGTGTATAAAAGAATGCGCGAAGGTTGGGAGCCACGCTCTGCTGACACTGTGAAAGAAAAGTTGTTTCCGACTATCAATCATGGGCAGTGGACAGGATCAATTGGGATTGAAGGAATGTTGCTTTGCGAAATGCCAAAGGAACGTCATGCCGCGCAAAAACGGTATTACGAAGGCAAAAACGAAGAGCAAAATGAATCAGTCGCAGGAGAGCTTGATGCGTTTGGACGGCGTAGTGGGCAGACGTTCTTTCAAGAACGTAAGTCAGAAATAAGTCGCGGCAGAACCGTTTCTGCCATGAGCGATTAACCTTAACGCTATAGGAGCGAAAAATGGCAAATGTAGACGCCGCATTCGGGTTTGTACCCGTCCGTCACATGAGCGGTAATGCACCTCGCACCAATAAATATACCATTACGTCTGGTTTGGCTGAGAACATCTTTTCGGGTGATCTCTGCATTCTGACAGCAGATGGGGTTATCACACCTCACACTGCGACAGAAACCAACAATATCGGTGTGTTTGACGGTGTGTCGTACACTGCCTCTGATGGTTCATATGTATACAGTGAGTATTGGCCGTCAGGAACAACAGCTACAGATATATGTGCATATGTTTATGACGATCCATATATCGTGTATAAAGTCCAGTCTGATGGAGCGCCTGCACAGACAAATATCGGCAACTGCGCCGATGTTGTTGCTGGAACAGGTTCCACAATAACTGGAAGGTCAGCGTTTGAGTTGAACTCAACAATGGGTACTGGCACAGCAAGTGCCAAAATCATCGCATTGTATGATTCACCAGATAATGCTTTCGGCACAAATGCTGTGGTTGAGGTGCTTGTAAACGAGCATATTCTCAAAGCCACCGCTGGCATATAAGGAGGGCATGAACAATGGCAATGAATAGAGCGAGTTTTGCAAAAACTCTAGAGCCGGGTCTGAACACTCTCTTTGGACTTGAGTACGACAGCTATCCCGCTGAATACGAGGCCGTCTTTGAATCGAATAGCTCTCAAAAGGATTACGAAGAAGACGTACTTTTGAGTGGATTTGGACAAGCGCCAACAAAAACTGAAGGTGGAGCCGTCTCTTACGACAGCGCAAGCCAACAGTGGACTGCGCGTTACCAGCACGAAACCATCGCCTTGGCGTTCTCAATCACTGAGGAAGCTGAAGAAGATGGTCAGTATGGTTCGCTGGCTTCGCGCTACACAAAGGCGCTGGCACGTTCAATGGCATCGACCAAAGAGATCAAGGCTGCTAACGTCTTGAATAACGCTCAAGCCGCTGGATTTACTGGTGGTGACGGTCAAACCATGTTGAGTGCATCGCACCCAACACAGAACGGCAACCAGTCCAACGTGCTTGCCACGGCGGCTGATCTGTCTGAAACATCTCTTGAGTCGATCCTGATTAACATCAGCGACATGAAAGATGATCGTGGCCTTCGCATTGCGGCACAGGGTATGCAATTGGTTATTCCAACTGCTTATCAGTTTACCGCAGAGCGTCTGCTGGAATCAGCATTGCGTCCAAGCACTGCCGATAACGACATCAACGCGATTAAGGCTGGTGGTTATCTGCCACGGGGCTATCACATCATGCGCCGTCTGACTGATCCAGATGCGTTCTTTATTACCACTGACGTTCCAGATGGTCTGAAGCACTTCACCCGTTCAGCAATGAAAAAGGGCATGGAAGGCGACTTTGAGACTGGCAACGTGCGGTATAAAGTTCGTGAGCGTTACAGCTTCGGGTTTACCGACTGGCGCGGCATCTTCGGAACCGAAGGCGCAGCATAAACAACCCACTCTCCTCTTCCTTGTTGGGTCAAACTGGGGCGGTCTTCGGATCGCCCCTTTTTTTATTTTAAATAAAAATGCATTTTATTTGTATCTGCTTATTGTATTCTAGATTGTATCCCTTATATCAATCATAAGAGAAACAGAGGAGAAAAAAATGGATCGCAGTCAAGTAGCAGACGTATACCTCTCAGACTGGCAGTATGAGTGGAGAAATCCTTACGCTGAAGAGCCAAGCGATAACGTAGCCACAAATTATTATGTGACCATTGCCGATCATAGCGGCAGAACGTGGTGCCATAATTTTGGTCTATCATCTGCAAGTCACCCATACTGGGAGTGCCAAGAGCGTATTAATAAATTGGTTGAGCGCATAAAAAATCATTTGGAAGCTGGTGGTTCAATAAATCTGGATCATTGGGATGAAGGCACACCTCGTTATGGATCAGAGGCTTGGATACGTTTTGAGCGCGAAGAGCTTCAGCCAGTGGGAATTGCATTGTCAGAAGGCCGTCTGCATGAAGATGATCTTTGTGAAAGACTGCGTGGATACTTTTAATCAAAGCGGGGGCCACGCGCCCCCATTCAACTAGGAGGAAAAAATGGCAATAATCAATGTAACTGCAACGGTCAATGTGCAACGCACAAAAACAATTAAGATCAAAGTTCGGGTTAAGGACGTAAAAGATTGGTTGCGCGAGAGTTATGGTACACCCAGTGAGCATGGGTATGAGTGGGATGAACCACACATACTAGAGGAGTATATGCAAGAAGAATTGGAAATGAACGAACCTGATATGTTTTCAGAAAACGATGGGGAAATAAACGAAACGCTTACCGATGATTGGGTCATAGATAACGCCGAAACATAACACTAACGCCGTTAGCGTTACAAAAAAGGCGGTCTTCGGATCGCCCTTTCTTTTTGTTCAGACCTGTTGTATTGTGCCGACATCCCTGACAGGTGCGCTCTGCGCCTGACTTAACCCACGACAGGAGATCGACATGGGTACTACAACTTTCTCAGGCCCGATTAAATCAGGCACGATTAAAGAAACCAGCGGAACAACTGTTGGTTCTAACATGAAAAACACAGGTTTTGTTGTCCTTTCGCAAACCGCTGCGATTGATCAAACAGCAACAACAACCACCACAGATATTATTATCCCCCCAAACAGTCAGCTTATCTCAATTGATGTGACTGTAACCACAGCGTGGAGCGGTGGAGCCACAACTCTTGGCCTTGGCGGCGTTGGTGCGGCAACCTCTCTAACTGCGGCTGGAGCCATCCAAGGCAACGCAGTGGGCATCGTGGCAGCAAGTCCCGGTACTGACGCAACGCGCACGTCAAAGTGGCTGAACACAGGCACAGGCGATCACAGGCTGATCGTTACCACAGCAAACACTGGAAATGGTGTTGGCGCAGTCACCGTTGTCTATGCACAAAGCAACAACGTAACATAATTTATTGGTGGGGTTTCGGCCCCACCAGCAATTTATAGGAGGGTCAAAGTGGCTAATATTACAAGCATAAAAACGCTTTCTGAAAATACCAGCGAAGTAGTCATGGCATTCCAATTGCAATATGTTGATACTGGCGATGAAGATGCCGTGAAAAAAGTTGATGTCTCAACTCTGGCAAAAAACGCAAACGGTGCGTCCTGCAATTCGGTAAGTCTTCTGGAGTGCTGGTGGATAATCCAAGGCATGACAGTCATGGTGGAAGCAGACGCAGGCACAGATGTCATTATGATGCATATGGCTGCTGATGATATTGGATACCAAGACTTCAGCAAATTTGGTGGATTGCCATCAACTGTAGAATATGGAAGCACAACTGGTGATGTCCTATTCACAACAACTGGCCTTGGGGCCGCTGGCGATACATATAATATCGTCATGCGGATGAAAAAACATTACGCATAGGATTGCTTCATGGCACTATCAGGCACAGTAGCGTTTCGCCCAGATGTTGAAGAAATCATCGCAGAGGCATTTGAGCGGTGTGGGATCGATCCGCAAACCCAAACAGGTTATAAGGCTGTGTCTGCACGGCGCAGCCTAAACCTGTTGTTTAGTGAGTGGGCCAACAGAGGCATCAATTACTGGGCGGTGGAGCAAAGAACCCTGACGTTGGTAAAAGACCAGACAACGCCGTACACGCTTCCTGCTGGCACCATCGACATTATGGACGCCGTCATTAGAGATAGCGCAGGCACGGACACGTCCGATCAAATCATCAATCGTGTGTCCATTGCGGATTATAACCAACTGCCAAACAAAACATCT